TTGGTCTTGACGGTCTCTTGAGCCTCGGCTATCAAGGGTTCCCTTCGATAGGCCAGCGTAGCTCAGTTGGTAGAGCAGCTGATTCGTAATCAGCAGGTCAGGAGTTCGAGTCTCCTCGCTGGCTCCAAGTAATTACAGCGGGTTACATCTGCTACAAGCGGCAGATGTAACCCGCTTTTTTTGTGCTACTCACATCTGGTCCCTATCTAGTCCCTACCCCTCGCGTTTTTGCAAGGAAGGCCTCTCCCCGCACCCCTCTTTGATGTGTCAACGGAAAGGTCTAAAGATTCAAGTCCATTGCGCGGGTCCTTCTGCCGTCTCAGAAAACAGGGGTCTCCCCGTGGCTCGGCCTCCGGCGCGCCGGATGGGAAATACTTTTTGGGAATTTGGGAAGTTTGTCGAACTGCGTGCTTGTCATGCTACCGTTTCGCAAAACGGTAACACTCGGAGCGCGCAGTAATGGGCTATAAAAACAGATACTTGTCTGCCGACAACCCCGCCGTGCAGGGGGGAGGGCAAGCTGTTGGTTCGATGGTCTTGTTGCCCGACCCTGACGCGGCCCTGCGGGAGAGTATCCATATCGAGGTCGCCATTGAGCGGGAATCAATGCTCATGGAGGCCGAGGAGGCCGCCAAGAGCACCAAGGGCAAGAAGGCCGCCGCTCATGGAAACGGAGGACCTGCCTCCTTCAGCAAGAAGCGCCTGCTGTCCGCGTTGCACCGGAACCACTACGGGGACGCCGAGCTGCTTCAGGAGGCCTGCGGAGACCAGTTCGTTTTCGATCATACCTTGCGGCTCTGGTACCGCTTCCAGGGGCATTGCTTCAAAGAGGACCAAGTGAACCAGGTGCACCGAGTGCTCCTGGATCTGGCCGATCACTATGACGACTTGGCCAGGAGGCGAAGAAAGGAGATCAAGAAGGAGAATCCGGATTGGCAGGAACAGCCCATGGCCGTCCAGAACCGCCTTTTTGCCGAGCCCAAGGCCCTGGCAGGGCGAGCCCGGGAGATCCGGGGAACGCCCAACCGGCGCGAGAGCGTGTTCACGGCGGCCACGGCCGGCGATGACAGCATGGGCATCGACGGTTCGGGATGGAACGCCAACCCGACTTTACTGGCCTGCGCCAACGGCGTGGTTGATCTCGAAACCGGGAAGATACATCCGGGCACCCGGGACATGCTCATCAACAAGAGCTCCCCGGCAAAGTTCCACGGCCTGCACGTGGAGGCCCCGACGTGGATCGACGGTCTGTGGAAGGCGTTTTGCGGCGACGAGGAGATGGTTGACTACTTTGAGCGCCTTATCGGCTACGCGGCCACGGGCCTGGTTCTGGAGAAAGGCTTCTATTGCTTGCATGGGCCGTCAGCGGACAACTCCAAAAGCACCATCATGTCCACCGTCCAGGCCGTGCTCGGAGAGTATGCCGGCTCCATCCCGGTACGGGCCATGCTGGAGAGCGACAAGAAGGGCTCCGGGCCAGACCCTGAAATGGTCAAGGTCCGCGGCCTGCGCATGATCGTCACCAGCGAGGCCCCACAGGGGAGCAAATTCTCCATGGACATGCTCAAGCTGCTCACGGGGTCCGACGTGATTTCCGCGCGGACCCTGTTCAAGGACCTGGTGGAGTTCAAGAGCATAGCCAAGCTGTTTCTGCATACCAACGTCATCCCCGATGTCCGTGGCCATGATCCGGCCTTCTTCAATCGCCTGCGCATCATCCCCTTTGATGCGAGGTTCGTCGGCCCGGAGGATGCCCACCTTGTGGACCCGACCAGGCATATCTACCCGGCCATCGCCCCCTCGGTATTCGAGCGCATGCTGCAGCAGGAATGGTCGGGCATCCTGGCCTGGGTGGTGCGTTGCTCCAGGCGCTTCATTCATGATGGAGACCTGACGCCACCGGCCCGGGTGCGCTTTGAGACAGACGACTATCGGGACGATCAGGACATTGTGGGTCAGTGGTTCGAGGTTGCCCTGGAGGAAGGTGTCGACCATGTGGAGCAGGCGCAGGATCTGTATTTCGCGTTCGTCAAGTGGTGCCGCAAGGAGCGTTCCATAAGTCGGCAGTACATCAAGAGCCAGAAGGCGGTGGCTGCGGATCTCATGAGGCGGCTCAGGCGGGACAAGTCGGGCAACGTGGTCAAATATTACGGGGCCAAGATCAAGGACGAATGGTTCGTTTCGGACGACGAGCAGGAAGAAATCCGGCGCTTCCTGGGCTTGAAGAAATGAGGACCTTGCAGACGGTCCACAGACCATGTTTCGGCAATGGTCTGTCTGGTTAAAGAGTAAACATGGCGGATTATTAGCCACCACCGGTAGACCTTTTAGACCTTTTTGGATGGGTAATGAGGTGTCGGATTAAACGAAAAGGACGCAAAACGGTTAACGCCTTGATGCGCATAAATGGCTCCGAAAAGGTCTAAACGGTCTGCGAGTAACAAGGAACACCCCGATATAATGAGGAGTTTGCGGCAGATGATCACAACGGTGAACAGTCTGGAATGGTCTATGGCTCCCGGCTACGGCGAATGCGGATCGGATTTTCGACCCTTTAGACCTTTGTTGCATTTTTGGAGGTAGGGGGGTGGGGGCCGCTCAGAACCACCTTTCGGCAGCCCGGCTGGCCAATATTGCCCGAGGCATTCTGGCCGGTGTGAATGACAGGCGTTGCCTGTCTCACGGCACGGGCGATCAGGTCGGGGCGTATTGTCCTTTCCCGGAGCATCCGGAAAAAACGCCTGGCGGGGCGTTTCTGTATGACCCGGACCGGGATTTGGGGCGCTGTTACGGTTGCGGCAATGCCACTGATATCATTGGGCTCTACAATCTGACCCAGGGCCGCGACGAGAATGATCCCGAAGGTTTCAAGGAGTTCATGACCAAACATGCGCCGGGGGCGAAGCTGTCTCGGCCCAAAGGACGTAGGCGCGTCGATACGCCGGCACCATCCTGGCTCGCCAGGACTTCGGAAGATCCCCCGAAGAAATGGATGCGCGAGGCCGAACAGGTGGTCCTAAGGTGCGCCCTGGCGCTACGGCAGGACGCGGCCGCCCTGGATCGTCTTGCCGCCTGGGGCATTCCTCCGGAAGCGGCCAAGGCATTCCGGCTCGGATGGTGTCACAAGCAGCAATTTTTCAAGGTGACAAGCTGGGGCCTGCCATACGCGGAGAACGAAAACGGAAACGAGAAATGCGTCTGGATTCCCCAGGGCCTGGTCATCCCGAATATTGTGAGCGGCAAGGTCGTGGGCATCAAGGTTCGGCAGGAGAATCCGCCGAAGCCCGAGGACAAATATCGCAACACATATGGCGGCAGCGTTCGTTACTTCGTCTACGGCCGCGAGACGTTCCGGGTGTGGATGATCATCGAGACCGAACGGGACGCGGCCATGGTGGCTTGGCTGGTCAATCCGTTAGGCATCGGAGTGATGGGCACGGGGTCTGCCTCGAATCGTCCGGACGCCCAGGCCGGAGCAATTCTGGCCAGGAGCGACTTGATTCTGAACTGCCTGGACAACGACCGGGCCGGAGCATTGAACAGCTGGGACGTGGAGACCGACAAGCCCTGGAAATTCTCTTGGGAGGGCCAGTATCCCCAGGCCGTGCGCTGGATGGTGCCCACGCAATACGGCAAGGACCCGGGCGACATGGTGGGCAAGTATGACGTGCTGCGGTGGGTGGTCACTGGCCTGCCGGATCATGTGAGGAGAAAGGTTTTGGCGAAGGCGTCGTAAGAGGCGAGGGCTGCGAGCCTGGGAGGGCGATCCCGACTCGCGGCCGGATGAACGAGCATCCGACCAGGTGAAACACCCAACCCTCGGTCCGCGCGGACGGAAGAGGCATAGCACGGGTGGTCGGATGAAGCCAGAAGAGGTCGAGGCACGGAATGCGGTTTTGGATGAAGTCGGTAAGGCATTATTCAACGAATCGGCAACATTGCGGATTGTTCGGCCAAGCGAGGTGGTTTTGAGGGCCACAAACGCGAGATACATGAAGAAGGAGGTTTTCCAGCAGTTGGTGGCCAACCTGGAAGCGGACGGGCGCCTGTCCAGCGTCCCCCTCTGTCGCGAGTTGCCTGATGGACGCCTGGAGGTCCTGAGCGGCAACCATCGTATCCAGGCGGCAATGCGGGCGGATTTGGAGTGGGCCCTGGTGATGGTCTTACGGGGCGACATCGAGGAGTCCGCGGCCGTTGCCGTCCAGCTGTCCCACAACTCCCTGGCCGGCGACGATGACAAGCAGGTGCTGGCCGCGCTTTGGTCGAAAGTGGATAGCATCGCAGACCGCCTGTATGCCGGGTTGTCCTCCGACCTGGTGGGGGAATTGGAGGAGATCAAGCTGGTGAATTTCTCCACGCCCCAGCCGTTGACCAAGACCGTGACCTTCGCCTTTACGACTTCGGAGGCGGAGCGCGTGGAACAGATCGTCCGGGAGCTGGAGGCCTGCCAGGCCAGCAGGGAGATATACCTGTGCGAGATTGAGCAGTTTGCGAAGTTCTTTGACGTGCTCCAGCGAATCAAGAGGAAAGAGAACATCAAGAACGCCAGCCTGGCCATGGCATGTCTGATCGATCTGGCCGAACGCACCTTGCGGGAGGGGTCGTCATGAGCTTCGTTGGAGCCGTGGCCGCGAGTGTGAGGCGGGTTCTGGCCACCTATGCCGGGTCCATCCAGGGGCCGGCTCTGATCGTCGGGGCCGGCAACTTTACGGTGCCCTCGGTCCTTCGTTCCGGGGGGTACGCCGGGGCCATCGAGGCGTGCGACGTGTCGCTGTATACCAGTGCGCTAGGGGCGTTTCTTTCCGACAAGAATCTGGCCGCCCAAGAGTCCGAGAGCTGCCCCGAGCATCTTCGGGGCCTGTTGCGCACGGAGACGTCCTTGGATCTTGCGGCCTCCGTGGCGTTGCTTCTCGATCTGCGGGAGTGCTGGCAACTCAAGAACCCGTTCCAGGAGCGGACCTTCAAAACCCATGTCCTCGAATGGGAGGGGCTTCTGAGCAAGACCCGGGACAAGCTGGAGACCTTCAAGGCGCATGTCTCCCCTGTCGACTACGTGCCCATGGACGGGTTCGATTTTCTGGTCGGGCGCGGGGGCGACGAGACGGTGTTCGCCTTCCCGCCGACGTACAAGCGCGGTTACGAAAAGCTGGAAAAGCTGTTCGGCGAAGTCGTGTCCTGGCATCCTCCGCAATATCGGGAGATGACGGACAAGAGCCTTGAACTCTATGCGGCGGTCGCCGAGTTCAAATCCTATTTCGTGGTCCTGGAGAAGGACATGCCCGAGGTTCGGGCCATACTCGGCGAACCCGTGGCCGTGCTTCCGAGGGGGCGGGGAAAGACGACCTGGGTCCTGGCCAGGCGGGCGTCCCCAAAGATTATTCTGCGCCATACGGCAAAGAGCTCCCCCGTCGGGCCGATCTGGCCTGCGGATCGTCGCGTGGCCGGAACCGAGGACGTTTCATTGGTCCGCCTGACCTTGCCCCAAAGCCTGCGCCTGAACGAGCTCTTTCTGTCCAAGCGGGTGGACTATTTCGAGGGAGGGGTCAGCCTGTCGTTGGGGTTCGCCCTGGACGGGCGGCTTGTGGGAAAGGCGGACTTCGCTCCCAGTTCTCATCAATGGAAGCTTCCCGAGGCCAGCCCCATGATCTACGTCATGTGCGACCTGGCCGTTCCTTCGTTGGAAAAGCGTTTGGCCAAGCTCGTGCTGTTCCTGTTGCTGTCGTGCGAGGTGGCCGACGTCCTGGCCGAGCGTTTCATGGAGCGCTTCGGTTGGGCGATCACCACCGCGTTTTCACAGCATCCGGTCTCCATGAAGTATCGGGGAATATTCAAGCTGCACACAAGGAAAAAAGCCGAGAGCGGATTCTCGTTGAACTATTTTGCGGCCCTTGGCCAGCGCCCCCTTGCAACGGCGTTGGCAGAGTGGCGAAAAAGATTTAACTAGCTGTTATAATTGTAAATAAACTTGACCAAGCAGGGCAATATGGTATGATGATTACAAGATAAACCATCATACCAAGGAGGTTTCCATGCACGGCGCAAGGGATTGTGTTTCCCAAAGCCGGGCCCCGGTCCAAGGGGGGGGCGTTTTGCTGGACGTATCCCCGGCGGCCAGGGCTTTTGGGATTCTGTGCCCTGTCCATTTGACTGAGGGGGCCTGGGCGGCGGCCGTAGGGTCGGTGTCCTCGGATGAACAACCCGCAAGGGTGAGACTGCTGCTGTGGGCGTACTTGGTCGCGGCTGCGGCCGATGGCCAAGACGAAACCCTTTTCAATGTCCGGAGCGGGTCGGGACTGACGTCCTTGAAGGCCGTGTCCGGTCGCGGCGGCGCAACAGGGTCTGCCATCATCGTCATGCTTCCAGGGGAAGGCCGATGATCGCAGTCGACACGAGCCAGTATGAAAAAGTCCATGGCAAACGGCCTTCCGGAGTGTCTCTCTGGGGGTTCGAGATCTCCGGCCATGGGGTGTTGTTTCGGGGAACCTGGCGCGAAGCGCGGGCTGCCGCCAGCGGCTTCGCAAGAAAAATCGTCGGGCTGCGACATGGCACCGTCCACGTGAAGCCCTAAAAAGGAGAGCGACATGAGGAAATCATTGCTGACCACAGGCGTTGAAGTCCCCCTGCGGGTGAACGCCGAATATGTGCATTTACTGGCCGATTTTACGAGCCCCGACCCGGAAATGGAGGCCCTGTCCTACATTTCCGTGGAGCCGGCACCCAAGGGCGGCGTCTATCTGGTGGCCTTGAACGGCTACCAACTCGGCGTCTTTTTCGATGCCGAGGGCGAGGCCTCGCAGCCGGTCCTGCTTCGCCCGACCAAGGGGCTGGTCGCAGCGTGCAAGAAGCGCTGGAACGAGCGCGCCCGTTTCGTGACCATGCGTCAGGGGCGCGTCGTCGTTGAGAACGACGGCGAACTCGAACACTACATCGAGCCCTACACGGCCACCGCCAAGTGCGAGTTCCCCGAGTGGCAGGTCATGCTGGACCGGGCCTTCGGCACGGCCACGGGGAGCGAGCCCGGACAGGTGGTGGGCTATAAGGCCCCGGACTTGGCCAAGTTCGATTTCAAGTCGGGCCGGGAAGCCCAGGCGCTGCGCTTTGTGAACGGCGGACCCTTCGACCCCGTCGTGGTCATCCACCACGCCTACCCGGAGTTTATCGGGCTGGTCATGCCGTTGCGCCTGCGCGAGGAAGAAGGCCGGGCCGTCCGGCCGGACTGGCTTCAGGTGGACCCGGAGGAGGCCTCGGAGGGGTTCGAGCCTGTGGATCAGTTCCTGTCGTCGGTGGGCGAAGAGCCTGCGTACATCCAGTAAACACCGGCCGGGGGCCTTGCGGTTCCCGGCCACAGTTATGTCGAGGTACGGATGATTTATACGAGCTGTTTCGGGTCGCAGGCTCCGGCTGAAAGGAAGATATGCATCGCCCGCAAGTGCCCCAAGTCCTGGGGATGCCGGCCGCGTATCCTTGAACTGGCCCCTGAGAATCCATGGGCGAAAGGTGACTGGCGGGCGCGTTACAGGGAGGAACTGGCCCTGCGTTTCCCGCGTCCGGAAGATTTGCGAAGCGTACTCGCCCGCGCCGAAAGCATGGCGAAGAACCCCATCCTGTGCTGCTACGAAGTCGAGTCGGATCAATGCCACCGAAGGGTGCTGGCGGAAGTGGTCATGGAGCGGATCGGTTTTGAACTGCCCGAGTGGACGGGAGTTGTCCAGGGGAGCTTGCTGTGACCGTGTCACGCGAGGATCTGATCCGCGCGCTGGACGAGTCGGACGCCCAATCGTTGGCCGTCTACACGCAGGCTGTGCAGGACGCCAAGCGCAGCCTGCTTGAGGGGGCCACGACTTCGCGCCTTGACGCCTTGAGGAAGGCCGAGGCCATGCTGAAAGAATTTTTCAGGGAGAAGGAGGGGGCTGTGGAGACCTTCAGGACCAGGGCGGACGTGTTGCGCCATCTTGAGTCGGAAGGGTGGAAGGTCTCCAAGTCCAAGCTATACCGCGACGTGGACGACAGGCTCCTGCAACCCGAGGCCGACGGTTGCTTCTCGCTCCGTTCGGTGGAGGCCTACGCCGAGTCCTATCTGCAATACGAGGGGGCGACCGACGACGACAAGGCCGACGAGCGCGAGGCCCGGGAACTCCGGATGCGTCGGGAGAGGACGAAGGCCGACAACGAGGATTTGGATAACCGGCTCAAGCAGTTGAAGGTGGACAGGGAGGAAGGGCGCCTGATCGAGGTGGATACATACAACCAGAACATGGGGGCGGCAGCCTCCATCCTGCGCGATTCCCAGGTGACTTTTTTCGAGACCAGGACCAAGGAGATCATTTATCGCTGCGGGGGCGATCCTGCCAGGGAGCCCGAGGTCAAGGATTGGCTGCTGGACGTCAGCCTGGACTGGCTCCACGGGTTCAGCCAAAGGGTGAAGCACAAGATTCCCAATGCGCCGGAGGCCAAGGAGGCGGAAGCCGATGAGTGAGGCGCTGTTCGAGTTCCCCTTGTCGGCCAGGCGAATTTTCCGCCGCCCCAGACGGGTCACGGTCAGCGAGTGGAACGAGGCCAACGAGCGGCATATTCCCGTGACCCACCGGGACAAGCGCTGGAAGAACGTCAACGCCCCGTATGCCGTCGGCCCCATGAATGCGGCTCTTTTTCCGAGTGTCCGTGAGGAGGTGATATGCGCACCGCCGCAGACCGCCAAGACGGAGATCCTGTTCTCGGTCTTCGCGTATCTCATCGATCAGCGTCCCGGGCCCACGATGTACATCATGCAGGGCGAGAAGGACGCGCGGACCATGTGCCGGGACCGCATCCGGCCGATGATCAAGAAGACGCCTGTCCTGGCCGAATACCTGGCGGCGGAGGATGACGACAAGTCTCCTTTGAACCTGCGCCTGCAGCACATGCTTTTTTATCCGGGGTGGGGGTCGTCGGTGTCCGCCCTGGCCTCCAAGCCGATCCGGTATGTCATTTTTGACGAAGAAGACAAGATGCCGGAAACCTTCAAGAAAGAGACCGACCCCATCAGGCTCGGCAAGCTGCGGACGCGGACGTATTCCGGTTCGGAGCTGGTGTTGCGCGCGTGCTCCCCAACGGTGGAGGAGGGGTCAATCTGGCGAGGGTTGAACAGCTGCCAGGTCGTGTTCCGCTACGCCGTGCGTTGCCCTTTCTGCGGTCATTTCCAGGTCATGCGCTTCAAGCAGGTGAAGATACCGGCTGACGAACGGGATCCCGAAAAGATCGAGTCAAAGCGTTTGGCCTGGTATGAATGCGAGGCTCTGGGGTGTCGCTGGACGGACTTGGACCGCGACCAGGCCGCCAGGGAAGGGAAGTGGATCACTGACGAAGGGGTGGAGCTGTTCACCTACCTGGACGCCGAACGCCCCAGCCGCATCGGTTTTCACTATTCGGCGCTGATCGTGGAGACGGTCAGCATGTCGGCCGCGATCGCCGAACATTTGCGAGGGCTCAAGGACATCAACGCCCGCAAGAATTTTTCCAACGCGTTCATGGCTGAGCCGTGGGTGATTTATTCCGTGTCCCGCAACGAAGACCAAGTGCTCGCCTTGCGGGATGCCCGGCCGCGTGGAGTCGTGCCCGGACCCGAAGAAGATGGCCTGCCTGTGGTGGCGGCTCTGACCGCGGGAGTCGATACCCAGGACGAACGCCTGTTTTATTACGTCGTCCGCGCCTGGGCCTGGGGGATGGCGTGGACATCCTGGCTGGTGCAGGAAGGCACGTTGCAGCCCGGCATCGGCAGCGACAGCAGTGAGTGGGAATTGCTGGCACAGTTGCTTTGGGCGGCCCCGTTCAAGGACCCTGCAGGCAACGAGCACTGGGTGGAGTTGACCGTCCAGGACTCGCGTGGGCACCGGACCCTGGAGGTGTATGATTTCTGTCGGCGCTTTCCGCGTCGCATCCTGCCCTACGTGGGGCAACAGACCCAGGCCCAGCCGGTCATCTTTCGCAAGGTGGAGTATTACCCCGGCACGGACAAGCCCTATCCGGCGGGGCTCAAGCGCATCAACGTGCACAGCAATTTCTTTAAGGACCGCTTGGCCACGCATCTGCAGATCCCGGCCGGCGACCCCGGGCATTTCGCCCTGCACAGCGAGGTGTCCGAGGACTATGCCCGGCATATGTGCGCCGAGTATGTGGATGAAAAGAGCGGCTTCTGGCGATGCCCCAACTACAAGCGGTCCGACTACTGGGACGCCGAGGTCATGGCCATGGTGGGCTGGTACCTCATCCGTGACAGGTACCGGGAACGGCCTGGCCACGCTCCGGAAGCATTGGCGAAAAAAGATGTCGGGCCGAAGGACTCGACAACTGAGGCCCCGGCCGTGGCGGGCGGCCAGCGGCTTGCGGAAGCGTCGGGCAACGGGCTGCCCGGCTGGTTCATAGGGAAATAGGAGGGCGATGTGTCGAAGAAGGGAAAGGGGAAAAAGCTCAACTGGCAACAGTGCTGCGAGCGCATCGGTTGTGGCAAGAGCCATTTCTATGCCCTGGTGAACGCCGGAACCATCCAGGCGGAGCGTTTCGGAACCCGAAAGGGCATTCGAGTGTACGAGGCGGATCTGGAGAACTATCTGAAGTCGATCAAGGAGGAGTAGAAGAAAAATTCGACTTTTCGTTATTTCGGATGAGCAAAAATGTTCAACATTCCGATTTTCAAGACAAACGCATTTCATTTTTTGTCCACATTCTCCGCAGCGTCCGTATCGTCCACGACAACGCCCCCGCTGATCGGCTACGCGGGCCGGCATGAGCGTATGGACCGAAGCGGAACTCCTTGAGCAGATCGCGTCCACCAAGGACACCATCAAGGCCGTCACGGGCATGAAGTCCGTTACGCGCGGCGACAATACGTTCACCTATCAGGACCTGCCCGAACTGCGGAAGCAGCTGAAGTGGCTGGAACGCGAGCTGCAGGCCCTGCAGGGCGCTGGCGGCCCCAGGACCGTCGCCGCCGTTGTGAGGCATACGTGATGCCCAGTCGCGGCCGTCCCAGAAGGAGTGTGGCCCCGGTGGCCGTGCGTCGCGTGCGGACCACCTCGGGGCGCTACGCCAAGACCGTGCGCACCTGGCGGCCCGTTCGCGCCAGCCACGAGGATTCGCTGGCCGAGCGCGAACTGACCATGCGCCGCGCCGAGGACCTGGTGGCCAACGACGCCCATGCCGCGTCGGTGGTCGACACCATGGCCTTGAACGTCTCCGGCGGGTGCGGGCTCCTGCCCCAGTCCCAGATCAAGCACAAGGTCCTGGGCCTGGACCCCGAGCAGGCCAAGGAAATCCAGGCGCAGCTGGAGTGGGCCTACCATCTGTGGTGCGCCGAGGCGCACGTGAGGGGCATCGCCCCCTTCGGAGCCCTGCAGTACCTGGCCGTGCGTTCGATGCTCGGCAAGGGCGAGTATCTCTACCTGGTCCGCCAGATCAGGCAGCCCGGCCGCACCTTTTCCACGTGCCTGCTGGACGTCCATCCCGCCCGCCTGTGCACGCCCTCGGACAGAAAGCATGACGAGAGCCTGCTGGACGGCGTGGAGCAGGGGCCCAACGGCGAAGCCCTGGCGCACTGGATCGCCAACCCGGACCGCAACGAGTGGCTGGCCGGGCACATGGCGTCCTCGCGCTTCACCAGGGTGCCCACGCATCGCGGCCATCGCCCCCAGGTCCTGCACGGCTTCGACTACAAGGACGAGGAGACCTCGCGCGGCCGCAGCATCCTCGGCCCGGCGGCCAAGCTGTTCCGGCACATGGACGATTCCCTGAGCTACGAGCTCATCGCCCAGATCGTCACGGCCTCGACGCCGTTCTTCATCGCCACGCAGAACCCGGCGGATGCCCAGGCAGGAATCGGGCGTTCCACCGAGGTTGGCCAGGACGGGGCCGTGGAGGTGGTCCGCCATCAGAACGTGCGTCCCGGGCAGTTTTTGTACGGCAACACCGGGGAGCGCCCCTATCCCCTGGAGTCCAACCGGCCCGGCAACAACTTCGACGCCTTCGCCTACCTCATCCTACGCGTCATGGCCGCCTCCACGGGCATGCCATACGAGATTCTGGCCAAGGACTTTTCCAAGACCAACTACAGCAGCGCCCGTGCCGCCCTGCTGGAAGCCTGGCGGGTCTTCAGCCGCTGGCGCTTCTGGCTGGAGTGGAACCTGTGCCAGCGCGTCTGGCGCCTGGTCCAGGAAGAGGCCTTCCTGCTGGGGTTGTGGACCATCCCCAAGGGCGCGCCCGACATCTACCTGAACGGCGGCCTGCATCCGGCCTGGTTCAGCGCCAGGTGGATCGGCCCCAAGCGCGGCTACGTGGACCCGGTCAAGGAGATCCAGGCCAACGTCGTGGCCCTGAACGCCGGCCTGACCACCTACGCGGATCTCATCGCCGAACAGGGCCAGGACTGGGAGGAGACCTGGGAGCAGCGGGCCCTGGAGGAGGAGGTCAAGCGGGAGCATGGCCTGGCCTTTTCCACGGACGTGGAGGTCCTGGAGGCCGTCACGGCCTCGGAGGAGCGCGAACGGGCCGCAGCCACAGCCGAAGGCAAGGAGGACTGAATGGACCATTTCCGCCAGATGCTGCAGGAGCCCTGGGCCATCCTGCCCGAGAGCCTGGAGGCCCTGGTGGCCGAGTCGGCCCGGGTGGGCCGTTTCTACGAGGGACCGCCCCCCTTGCACATCCGTGCCGCACGCGGGGCGGCGCAGGCCGTGGCCGGGCTGTTCACCTCGGGCGGCGAGAAGGACGACGCGGCTTCGCGTCCCTACGCCGTGGAGGACGGCGTGGCCGTCATCGAGATCACCGGCGTCATCGTTCGTCGCCAGCCCCGCTGGAGCTGGACGGCCGTGAGTTCCATGGAGCGCCTGCGCGAGGTGGTCAAGGCCGCCCTGGCCGACGGCTCGGCGCGAGCGATCCTGCTGGACTTCGACTCCCCGGGCGGTCCGGTCAGCGGCCTGGACGAGATGCACGCCTGGCTGGTCAAGGCCGCCAAGCAGAAGCCCATGTACGCCTACACCGCCGGGACCATGACCTCGGGCGCTTTCTGGCTGGCTTCGGCCTGCGGCGACGTCACGGCCACACCGGCGGCCCGTGTGGGGCACGTGGGCGTCTACACCGTCCATGAGGACTGGTCCAAATGGAACGAGAAGTACGGCATCGATCCCACCTGGCTTTCCTCGGGCAAGCTCAAGACCGCCGGGCATCCCGATGCCCCTCTGTCCGACCGCGACCGTGCGTATCTCCAGGAGCGGCTGGACCAGGTCTACGACCTTTTCACCAACGACGTGGCCAAGGCCTTGGGCCTGGACCCGGCCAAGCACGGCGAGTGGGCCGACGGCCAGTGGTTCCGCGGAGCGGCCGCGTTGGAGCTGGACTTGGTGGCCCGGAACATGGGCCGCGAGGACCTTATCTCATTCATCTCTCAGAAGGAGGACAAGGCGATGACGAAAGACACCGTGACCCCCGACGCCGCCTCGGCCGCCGGCGGGCAGGATGTGGCGGCCACGGCCGTCGCGACGGCGCCGGAAGAGGCCCTGGCCGCCGCCCGCAAGGAGGGCGTGCTGGCCGCCCGCGACAACGTCCTGGGCGTGGTCGCTGCCGTGCTCGGCGACGAAGCCGCCTCGGCCGTGCGTCCGCTGGTGGAGAGCGGCCTTGACGCCGAGCAGGCCAAGGCCGTGGTCCAGGGCCTGGATCAGACCCACGGACAGGGAGCGGACCGCCAGGCCATCCTGGCCGCCATCGATCAGGATGGCGCTGCCGCCGACGTCAAGCCGGGCGGACACAAGCCCGGCAAGGAAAGCGCCGAAGCCAAGACCCAGGCCCTTATCGACCGCATCGCCAAGCATGGCGTGGAGTAAAGGAGGTTCGCCATGACCAGAGACTTAGGATTCGCTTCCGAGACCAGGACCCCGGCGCAGTTCGTGGGCGGTCATCCCCCGATCATGAAGCCCGTCACCCTGGTTCAGACCGGGGCGGCGCAGGCCCTGGTGGCCGGTACCGTGCTCGGCATGGTCACCGCCACGGGCAAGCACGCCCCCTGGGTGCACGACGCCGAGGACGGCTCCGAGGACCCCGTGGCCATCCTCGTGGAGGACGTGGACGTGGCCGCCGACGCCGACGAAAAGGCCACGGCCTACGTGCATGGCGAGTTCATCAAGGACGGCCTGACCTGGGACGCCACGGCCGAGGCCTCGGACATCGCCGACGCCGTGGCCGCCCTCGAGGCCCGGGGCATCCACGTCCTGACCCAGTTCTAACCCCAAGGACAAGGAGGTAACGCCATGTCCATCGTGATCCCCGCCTTCGAGACCCGGGTCCTGACCGGGGTCATCAACAAGCGGCCGCGCGTGCACCGGCTCTTCGAGAGCCTGTTCTTCCGCCGCCGCACGCCCGTGGCCGCCAAGCACCTGGACGTCGAGGTTCTGGTCCACGGCCGCCGCCTGCTGCCTTTCGTGGGCCCGGCCGACGCCGGCATCTACGTGGCCAAGGTGGGCCGCGAGGTCCAGTCCGTGCAGGCCCCGCGCCTGAGGCCCAAGCAGAAGTTCACGGCTCCCGAACTGCTGGACTTCACCCAGCCCGGCGAGGGCCTGCAGATGGCCGCCACCGCCACGGAGCGAGACATCGAAAAGACCATCGCCGAGAACCTGGACCTGCTCAGGGACAACTCCGACGTCACGGCCGAGTGGATGTGCTCCAAGGCCGTGTGCGGCGGTGTCTTGTCCGTGTCCCAGGAGAACATCGCCTTCACCATCGACTACCGCATGCCCAGCGAGCACAAGGTGGTCCTGGGGTCGGGCTCCAAGTGGACCGACGACGGCGTGGATCCCGTGGACGACCTGGAGGGCTGGGGTGACCTGATCCTCGACAGCTGCGGCCTGTCACCCGACGTGGTGGTCATGGGCACCAACGCGTCCAAGGCCTTCCGCAACAACGATCGGGTCAAGGACGAGTTGGACACCCGCCGGGTCGAGGGCGCTTCCTGGAAGGTCGCTGTGGGCGAATACTACCGGGGCAACATCGGCGGCCTGGACATCTACCGCTACGGCGGCAGTGTGCCCGACGCCTACGGCATGGTCCAGACCTTCATGGATCCCGACTACATCCTCATGGGCTGCACCTCGGTCAACGGCCGGATCGACTACGGCCTGCCCGAGGACCTCGAGGCCGGCGGGCGCAAGATGGAGATCTTCACCAAGGCCCGCGTCGAGTGGGACCCCTCGTTCCTGGAGCTGCTGGCCGAGACCCGGCCCCTGCCCCAGCCCCTGCAGCCCGACGCGTTTTTCTACGCCAAAGTCGTCTAGGAGGTGGATATGTCTACCAGAAGCATCAAGATCAAGGGCTGCACCTACCGCCTGGGCGGCGAGAATCACGGCAACGGCGCCGTGGTCGGGGTGTCCGAGGCCGAGGCCAAGAGTCTGGTGGACGCCGGCCTGGCCGAGTACGCCGAGGACGGGGCCGAGCCCGAGGCCGTGGCCCCCTTTGTCCTGCCCCCGCTGCTGGCCAACGCCGAGCTGACCAAGGGCGACCTGGCCGACGCCCTGAAGCCCGCCGACGCCGTGCTGGTGTTGTGCCCCGTTGAGGGCGCGGCCGAGGACGCGGCCCGGTTTCTGGCCATGTGCGCACAGGAGGGCGTGACCGGCCACATCCTGGCCGTGAACTCGGCCCTGGCCGACTGCCCCGAGCACGTGGACCTGGCCGCCTCCCTGGAGACCGGCGAGCTCTACAACTGGATGCGTTCCCGCAAGGGCGCCGACCTGAACGCGGACGACATCCAGGTCCACTCGGTCAAGGACATCAAGACCGCCGACTTCGCGTGGCGCTTTCGCACCAAGGTGGCGTCCAGCGCCATGCTCGGCTTGGCCGTGGCCCTGCTGCTGCGCTACCGCCTGGGCAGCGGCTACCAGGCCGTGTTCATCAACGCCCAGCTTTCGGAGGAGCGCTACGCCGAGTACCGGCCCGAGTGGCTCAAGGCCGCCGAGAACGGCCTGTTCGACCGGGTCTTTGCCTGGCACTTCGGCTCCGAGCCCGGCTGGGTCGCCGAAAATGTGCTCACCGCCGTGTCCGAGGACAACCTGGACGACGTGCGGACCGCCCTTGTCTCATCCCCGATCCCCTCCGAGGGATGAGGGTCCCCCCCGCCCGGGACTGCGGTCCCGGGCTCCGGGGGAGCGGGGAACCATCCTCGTTGCCCCGGAAGGACAGGCCAAACGCGAGACAAGGAGGCGAGCGTGGAAGGACTCGACGGACTGCACCTGGCCCTGCTGGGTCTGCTGTTCACCATCCTGGGCGGCGTGATCGTGCACCTGGTGACCAGGTCGAAATTCGTGACCAAGACGGCCTGCGACGCCAAGCACCAGAGCGACTGCAAGGCCGATGCCCTGCGCGAGAAGGGCATCAAGGCGTCCGTCGAGGATCTGCGCGCCGATTTTGCCGAGTTCAAGGAGGGCGAGAAGCAGTCCAAGAAAATCCTGTTTCAGATGGTGCGCAGCATCGCCGTGCGTCTGAACCTCAAGCCGGACGAGCTTGACAAGATCCTCAACGCCTCCGGCAACGGCAACGGGGGGAAGTGATGTTCGTCCCCGAGCATTTCGAGATCCGCGAGTTGGTCTGGCCCGAGTTTTACGAGGCCAACAAGGACTACGGCGAGCGGCTGTTTCTGGCCCTGGACGCCCGGGCCCTGGTCTGCCTGGACGCCCTGCGCCGCCGCTTCGGCCCGCTCACGGTGAACGACTGGGCCTGGGGCGGCTCGTTCCGCCTGTCGGGGCTCAGGCCCATGGGGTCCGGCACCGGGGCCCGGCTCTCGCAGCACATCTTCGGTCGGGCCTTCGACTGCAAGTTCCGCGACGTCACGGCCGACGAGGTGCGCGAGGACCTGCTGGCCTGGCAGGCGGCCGGGCGGCCCGAGCGCTCCGCGGCCGATGCCCGGGCCGAGGCCTATTCCCCCATCTGCCGCATCGAGCGGGTCCCGGACATGAGCTGGTTCCACTTCGACGTGGGCAACCACGACCCCGCGCGCGACGGGGTGCTCGTGGTCGGGCGTTGAGTGAAACGATCAACCAAGGAGGCGGGCATGGGCATCTTTTCCAGCATCGCAAACCTGCTCGGCGGCGGCATGGTCAACGCCGTGTCCGAGACCATCCAGGCCTACTTTCCGCCCGACATGTCCGAGGCCGACAAGGCCAAGATGACCCAGGCCGTTCGCCAGGCCGAGATGGAGCATGAGCGCAGGATCCTGGAGCTGGCCCATCAGGCCGAAGTCGAGTTCGACAAGCGCCTGGCCGAACATGAGGGCACGGCCGCCGACCTCCGGACCCTGCCCATCCTGGGGCCGATCCTGATTTTTCTGCGCGGTTGCCAGCGTCCGGCCTGGGGCTTCGGGGCTCTGGCCGTGGACTGGATGGTTTTCTCGGGGGCCTGGAACGTGCCGTTGACGTTGCCCCAGGGCGGCTGGACCCCGCAGGGCATGGCCCTGGTGGCGATCAACGTCCTGGTCCTGGGCTTTTTGTTCGGTGAGCGGGCCGTGAAGAACGTCATGCCGCTCATCACCCGCATGCTTGACGCGAGGGCCAAGTGAGCCTGGTCGACGACGCCCTGGCCCACGGCTTCGCTTGGATGCTCGCCATGGAGGGCGAGGCCCACGACATCGTCCTGGAGTCCCAGGAGGACATCCCCGCCCTGGTGGACGACATGGGCGTGGGGCGGCCGCCCTCGGAGGCCCTTGCCACCGTCGCTTCGGACCGGGCCAGGTGGGCCCGGTTCGGCGTTCTGGCCTCGGGCCTGACCGTGGAGCCCGCTCCGGGCCAGGTCATCGAGTTCGACGGCCTGGAGTGGTCCGTGCGCCACGTGAAGCCCCTGGGCGGCCCGCCGCCGGTGGCTTACGAGATCCTGGCCAGCACGGAGTCCCGAGGGAGGTTCGGCCGATGAGCGACTTCGGCCACGTCGCCACGGTCACCATGCGCGGCCGCTCGCACAAGCTGTACGGCGACCGCTCGGGCCTTTTGTCCATCGACGTCAGCGACTCCAGCGAGCCGTTTCTGGTCTGGCTGGCCAAGAAGTTCCCCAAGCAGTTCCGGCGCGCCCTGGCCTCGGTGGGCTGGTGGATGCGCGGCCGGATGCAGGAAGACATCTACCAGGGCGGTCCCCCGGGCGCGTCCTGGCCCGAGCTCTCGCGCCTGACCCGGCAGCGCTACCTGGACCAGGCCAAGGACGCCGCGGGCGCGTTTCACGGCAAGGAAGGCAAGGTGTTCCGGCTCAAGGACCCCACGCCCTGGCCCTACGGCCGCCTGGTCAAGGCCATCGGTTACGCCCGGTCCAAGGCCAAGGACGCCGTGCACGTGGGCTGGCTGTCCTGGAACGCGGCCCGGCTGGCCGAGCGGCTGCAGGAGGGGGAAAGCCTCAAGGTCACGCCCAGGATGCGCGGCCTGTTCGCCGGGGCCGATCGGCCCATCCCTTCCGGGACCATCGACATCCCGGCCAGGCCCGTGATGGCTCCGTTCCTGCGCGCCTACCGGCCGCAGATCCGCGACTACATGGAGAAGAAGATCGACGGTTACCTGCAACGCGGCGCGCGCCGCTACCGCAGGGCCGCCTAGGAGGACGGCATGGAAAACGAATTTTTGACCGAGCTGGTGAAGTCCTGGGCGGACGCCCTGGAGTCGAGCCTGGCCGTAAGCGGGTGGTGCGAGGAGAACGCCGGGGCCGCCCCGGGCATATGGGAAGGCCTGAACGTGCACAACGCGCCCAGCCGGAACGACTGCCCGTTCATCGCCCTGGACCCCCTGGGCGGGGACGAGGGCGCGGAGAACGAGGTGGAGTCCTACACGGTCATGGTCTGCCTGGGCCTGTCCGACCGCACCGTGACCGAGACCGGGCGGAGGGTGGCCTACCAGGGACAGAAGCTCCTGATCGGCGGGTTCAAGCCCGTGGTCATGGGAGTGCTGGAGACCCTGGCCCAGGAGTACAGCATCGGCCGCAACAAGTTCAGCTGCGTGAATCCCGAGTCGGGTTTCTGGGAGCTGGACATGGAGATCACCGTCACGGTGGACAACCCCATCTGAGGAGGACGATATGGCCAAGAACCAGAAAGGACTCGGCGCGTCGGTGGTGGTGGCCCGGGAGCAGAGCTTCGACGTCCTGCCCGAAACCCCGCAGCCCTACCGTATGCGCATCGAAAGCTACGAGGTGGCCGGGGGCGAGGACCTGAGCGACGATCCCACCTTTACCGGCGACGGCGACCGCAACCCCTCGGAACCGGACGAAGGGCCGTTCGACGTCAACGGCTCGACCTCCGTGCCCGTGGACGCCCATATGTTCGGCTGGTGGCTGTTGATGCTGCTCGGCGACCCCGTGTCCCTGATCCGGGCCGAGGCCGCCGTGCTGACCAACGGCGGCGCGGCCGCGGACAAGGGCTCGGGCAAGGTTGGCCTGCCGTCGCCGGGCCACGGCTTGGCCGCCGGCCGCCAGGTGCGCGTCGACGGCACCGACAGCTACGACGGCGTGTATGTGGTGGACATCGACACCTCCGCCGACGAATTGGTCATCGTGGCCACCTACGTGTCCGAGAGCTTCGACGGCGACGAAATCGCCGAGCCCGTCCTGCAGGTCTCCCTGGATGCCGAGGCCGACGCCCGCGACGCCGGCGACGGCAAGGTGGGCCTGCCCGCCACGGGTCACGGCCTGCCGCCCGGCGCCGAGATCACGGTGGCCGGCACCACCAGCTACGACGCGACCTACATCGTGCTCGCGGGCACCACCGTCAACGAGCTGCTGGTCACGGCCACCTACGTGTCCGAGACCTTCGACGGCACCGAGACCGCGACGGCCTTCTTCTGGGACAAGACGTACAACGTCCCCAGCGAGCAGCCCAGCTTCAGCCCGGAGCGTTGGTTCCCGACCCGGTCGCGGTTCTACCGCAACGGCGGTTGCAAGATCTCGGGCCTCAAGCTCGACGCCAACGCCGGGGCCGGCGGCTCCGTCATGGCCTCCATGGACGTCATGGGCGCGTCCGAGGATCGGCGCGCCACGGCCCTGTACGGGAGCGAGGACACGGCCCCCGTGATCAGGCTCCCGTATCGCAAGTTTCTCCAGAAGCGCATCGCCGTGCAGGTGAACGGCGCGGCCGTGGACGGCAAGATCAAGAGCTTCGGCGTCAACCTGAACCCCGATCTCGAGGGCGACGACTACACGTTCACGTCCACGCCCGGAGCCAAGGCCGTGCGCGGCTCCCTGGACGAAGGTCCGCTGATCCAGGAGGGCACCCTGAGCGCCCTGTTCAAGGATACGGTCCTGGCGGACATGGCCGAGACCGGCGCCAGGGGGAGCTTCAGGGCCGTCATGGATAACAGCCCGTGGCGGATCACCTGGTTCTGGCCCGAGGTGCGTTTCGCCACCAAAACCCCGCCCATCCGGGACAAGAAGGGTGTGGTCCTGGATCTGGACTGGCGACCCTTCAACGACACCAACAGCGAGGGCACGTCCATGGTCGTGACCCTGCGCAACGAGATCAAGGAGTACCTGTGATGCCCAAGAACGACGTCACCAAGACCGGCGCGCCCAAGGTCCCCGTGAAGATTCCGGACGATTTCCCCGTCCGCGCCCTGGGCTGGGATGAGATTTCCGACTTGCTGGACCAGGGCATCAACGTCGCCGAGGCCGAGGACGGCGCGATCCTGCTCAAGGCCATGCACAGCGTCTTCGACATGGTCTTCGAGCGCAAGGACGCGGACCTGGTCCGCAAGTTGCGTTCCTTGTCGTTCCGGGAGGCCCGCGACCTGTTCCTGTGCATCGTCACCAAGACCGCGGAGGCCGAACAGGGAAACTGATCCGCGTCTGGCGCTGGTACCGGGACCCCGAGCGCCAGAAGGTCTGCGACTACTGCCGGGGGTGGGAGACGGGGGAGTGCGACGGATGCGAAAAGAACACCGCCCCCTTCCTCTGGCCCCCGAACCGGGAGGCCCTGGCGCTCTGGTTGGACGTCTTCACCCAGATGCGCGGCGCGGGCCTCGGGGTCATCGGCCTGGACTACATGGCCCTGGACAAGGTGGCCGGATGGAGCGGCCTGGACATGAAGAAGCCCGGGCTCTTCGGCAAGATCCAGCTCCTGGAGATGGAGTGGACGGCCTACCTGAACGCCAAGAAGGACAAGGACGGGTTCCCCGCGACTGAGGACGAAGACGAGGACGAGGACGATGCCTAGCACCTTCATCACCGTTGGTCTGCGCGACCAGTTCTCCAAGGGCATGCGCCGCCTGCGCATGTCCGTGAAGGGTCTCTGGAGCGACCTGTTCTCCCTCAAGACGGCCCTGGGCGGCTTGGCCGGCGGGTTGTTCCTCAAGGGCCTGCTGGGCGCCTCGGACAGCGTGGAGTCCCTGGGCCGGGCCTTCAAGGCCGCCTCCGGAGGCATGGCCGAGGGCCGCGCCGAGATGGGCTTCGTGCGCGATGTGGCCGAGGACCTGGGCATGGTCTTCAAGGACACGGCCGAGTCCTACATGGGCGTGCTGGCCGCCGCCGAAAAGACCAACCTGGAAGGTCAGGCGGTCCGGGATATCTTCACGGGCATTGCCATCGGCGCGCGCGGCATGAACATGACCTCGGCCAACACCAACCGTGTGTTGCGGGCCACGGCCCAGATCATGTCCAAGGGCAAGGTCCAGGCAGAAGAGCTCCGGTTGCAGATGGGCGACGTCCTGCCCGGCGCGTTCCAGATCGCGGCCCGGGCCATGAACATGACCACGGAAGAGCTGGACGACGCCCTGGACAAGGGCGAGCTCTACGCCGACGTGTTCCTGCCCCGCTTCGCCGAGGAGCTGCGCCGCACCTTCGGCGGGGCGGCCGCCGAGGCCTCCGACCGTCTGCGGGCCAACCTGGCCAGGGTGCGCACCAGCCTTTTCGACCTTGAGCGCACCGCCGGCGACCCCTTCCTGGAGGGGGTCAACGAGGGCCTCAAGGACGTCAACACGATGCTCAAGGACCCGGAGATGGCCAAGGCCGCCCGGGAGCTGGGTGTGGCTTTGGGCGATATGGCCGTCAAGGTGGCCTCTCTGGCCGATGACGGGGCCCGGTTCGCTGGGGGCGTGAACAGGGCGGCCGAGGCCCTGGGCAAGCTGCCGCCTGAGGTCCTGGGGGCCCTGGCAGGTGCGGCCGGCGGCGGCTTGGCGGCCGGCCGTTGGGGGGCCCTGGGTGGGGCCGCCTTCGGCGCGGGCATGGGCCTGGGCTACCGCCAGGACATGGAGCGACAGCGGGAGGCCTTGTTCGCCAGGGCCCAGGCCCGTGACGAGGCCATTTTGCGCGGCGGCGCCACCCTGGGCACGGTCCTGCCCGAGGGCGCCCTGGCGGGCGAGTACAACGCCCTGCGCCGCAAGGGGTCCATCTCAAGCAGCGGCGGCGGCGCCGAGCAGCAGGACCGCCTGGACAAGGCTTTTCACGAGCAGCGCATGGCCCGGCTCAAGGAGGAGTTCGCCCAACTCAACGAGGGCCAGAAGATCCTCCGCGAGAATCTGGACGAGCGCGTGGCCCTGCAGGAGGAATTCGGCGAGGCCTGGCGGCGGCAGGTTGACGGCGAAACCTCGTTCGCCATCTCGGCCGTCCAGGAGCAAAAGCGGGTCTGGATCGAGGCCGGGGTGGACAAGACCAAGGCCGAGGCCTGGGCCGCCGCCGAGATCAAGAAAATCTGGGAGCCCGTCCTTGAGGAGCAACTGCGCGCCTCCGACGACCTGGTCGCGGGCTGGTCCAGCGGCATGGACCGCATCCAGTCCGAGGTGGCCAGCGGCTTCGAGGTCATGGAGGGCCTGGCCGTGGAGACCAGCCAGGCCATGGCCGGCGCGTTCGAGGACTTTTTTTACGACGCGGTCACGGGCCGGGTGTCCGACCTGACCGACTACGTGCGCCAGGCGGCCCTGGCCATGCTGCGCTACGTGGCCAGCGTCACGGGCCAGCAACTCAGCGCCGGGCTCATGTCCTCCCTGAGCGGCCTGTTCAGCGCCTCCAGCGGCTCCATGACCTCCTCGCAACGGTCTCAGATGCTGGCGAACTACACGGCCACGGGCAGCATGGCCAGGGCCGGCGGCGGCGGCGTGTGGGCCGGCGGCGTCTACCTGGTGGGCGAGGACGGCCCCGAACTGTTGCGGATGTCCATGCCCGGCCGGGTGGTGTCCGCCGGGCAGACCCAGCGCACCCTGGCCAGCGCGGTCAGCGAGGTCCATCTCGGCCTGGAACTGAAGAACGAGAGCGGCACGCCCCTGCAGGCCACCACGGGGACGCCGCGCATGGACGGCGAGCGCATCGTGGTGCCCGTGCTCCTGAGCGCCCTGCGACGGGACGCCACGGTGCGCCGCCAGTTCAAGGAACTGGTTCTCAAGGGGTAGGAGGCGGACATGTCTGACTTCCCGGCATGGGGCACACAGATCAAGACGCCCAACCGCATCAACGGCAAGGTGGTCAAGCCGCAGCACCGCTCCGAGAGCGAAGGCGGCTTCGTCAAGACCCGGGCCGCCGCCGCGCAGGCGCGCGAAGTGCCCGTGTCCTTCGAGTGGAACCTGCTTCCCGAGGCCCAGTGGCAGGTGCTCAAGGCGCACTACGCGGCCAACGTCGGCCTGACGTTCGAGGTCACGGACCCCGAGACCGGCGCCGCGTTCACCGTGGGCTACACCACCGACGGCCTGACCTACTCCCGCGACGCCAAGCGGCCCCGCAAGCGGCGCGTCACCGTGACCCTGGAAGAGCGCCATGCCTGACGTTCCGGCCTGGTTCGTCCCCATCAAGAACGCCCTGCAAAGCGACGGCGGGATCATCGTCCTGGTGGAGATCGACTACGAGGACACCAACCCCCTGCGCGTCGCGGACTGGGACGAGAACGTGGAGTGGCCCGAGGGATCGGGCCGGATCTGGCTGGCGGCCCCCCTTAAGCTGGGCAAGATCCGGCGCACGGGCACGCGTTCGGAGACCGGGCTGCAGGCCGAGGTGGAGAACGCCAGTCGGGCCATCGAGTCCTACCTGGAGGAGGCCGACGGCGGCGTGGGCGCCGAGGTCATCCTGTACGCCGTGCACTCCCAGAACCTGGACCGCGAGGACCCGGTCTTCGAGGAGCGCTACGAAAACCTGGAGACCGCCACGGACTCCGAGTGGGCCGTGTTCGACCTGGGGTCCGAAGACCTCATGGGCCAGGACATCTCCCAGCAGCTGTCCAGGAATTTTTGCCGCTTCACCCGGCCCGAGCAGTGCGAACACGTGGCCGAGTGCGATCACACCAAGGCCTCTTGCCGGAAGTTCTGGGACGAAGCCAGCCAGTGGGGTGGAGCATGAAACGCCGTCGGAAAGCTCCCAGATCGCGCGTCCTGGACGTGCAGGAGTTTCTGCAAGCGGAGTTCAGGTCCGATGCCAGGGGCGAGATCGACCCGGCCACGGGCCGCCCCTTCTTCGACTGCCTGGGCCTGGCCATGGCCGTGCACCGCAAGTACGGCCGCGATCTGCCCGACGTGGCCTGCGATGCCTTCGACACCGAGGCCAAGGACCGGGCGGCCCGTGGGTTGCGCCCGCAGTTCGCCCGTCTGGAGCGGCCAGATCCGCCCTGCATCGTGGCCTTTTGCCTCGACGAGAAGTGGCCCGAGGCCTACAGCCACTTCGGGACGTGCATCGGCGGCGGCCTGTTCGTGCACATCCTGCCGCGGGAGCGGGCCAAGGTGCAGGTGGAGCGCCTGGACTCGCCCCTGTGGCGCAAGGTTCAGGGAGGGTTCTGGCTGTGGAGCCTGTAACCCTCGTCGCGGTCCCGAACCATTTCGACATCGTCGGCTCGCGCACGGTTGACACCTACACCGCGCGGCCAAGCGCGCCCGTCATGGCCTACGTCAACGAGCGCTTTCCCGGCGCGGACCGCGAGATCGTGGCCGAGGACTGGATCGTCAAGATCGATGGCCGCCGCGTGCCCGTGGAGCTGCTGGACGATGTCTGCCCCATGCCCGGCAGCCTGGTGGAGATCAAGCGTCGGCCCCTGGGCGGCGGGGGCAGCGGAGGCGGAAAGAACGCTGCCCAGACCGTGGCCATGCTGGCCGTGGCCGTGGCCGCCGTGGCCGTGTCGGCCGGGGCTCTGGGGCCGGTGCTCGGTTCGTCCTTTGCCGCTGGGTCCTGGGGCGCTTCCCTGGGCGGCCTGGCCGTGGGCACCCTGGGCGGCCTGGCTGTCCAGTCCGTGTTCCCGACGGCGACCGCCGATGTGTCGCTGCCGTCCTTGTCCCTGTCTCCGGCCCTGGAGTCGTCGCCCACCTACTCGTGGGAGCGCCAGTCCAACCCCGACGTGGAAGGCAAGATGCTGCCGGTGATGTTCGGCGAGCGCGGCAACGTGGTGCCTCCGGAGCTCTACCGCTACGTGGACACGGACGGCGAGAATCAGATCCTCAACGTCTGCTACTGCATCGGCCACCCCGTGGATGCCGTCGAGGACTGCAAGCTGCAGGACTCGCCCTTGAGCTACTACTCGGACGCCGAACTGGAGATTCGCCTGGGCGCCTGGGACCAGGAGGCCATCCCCTGGTTCAGCCCACTGGTCGAGGATCAGGTGGTGTATCGGCTTCTGAAGGTGGACGACTGGACCACCGTGTCCGTGAGCGGCAACAACGTGCGGGGCCTGGGCGTGGGCATCCTGTTCAGCGAAGGCCTCTGGTATGTGCTCGGCAGCGGTTCCTTGTCCGAGATGACGGTGGAGATCGAGATCCAGATCCGCGAGGAGGACGGGGAGTGGCGGGCCTTCGGAGAGGGGACCTACGTGGTCACCGAGGCCACGCAGTCCGTGGTTCGCCGGGCCTGGAACGAGGTGGACCTGCCCGCGGGCTCCTACGAGATCCAGGCCCGCCTGGCCGCCGACCCGCATCGGCCGGGCAGCGAGGGGTCGCCCTCGGACACCAGGTTCCGGGCCACCTGCTACATCGAGTACGTCCAGACCATCACTCCCGACTCCCTGCGCCACCCGGGCATGGCCAAGGCCGCCGCGCGCACCGTGGCCACGGACGAGATCTCGGGCGACCTGCGGACCACGTTCACGCTGCGCCGCTCCACGGTGCCCGTGTACGACGGCGAGGCCTGGGTGGACCTGCCCGCCGACAACCCGGCCTGGGCCGCCTACTTCCTGCTCACGGACCCCGACGCCGGCAAGGGCTGGCCCGTGGACCTGGTGCGCTACGAGGAGTTCCTGGACGCCGCTGACTGGTGCGACGAGCTGGACATCACCTGTTCGCTCTATCTGGACGAGCGCATGACCCTGGACAAGGCCCTGCAGTACCTGGAGACCCTGGGCCGCTTCACGGTCATCAAACGCGGCCGGGTCTACGGCTGTGTCTCGGGCAGGCCCCGCCAGCCCAGCGGGTTCTACAGCGTGGGCTCCATCGTGGCCAAGAGCTTCAACAAGGTCTACCTGCGCAAGTCCGAGCGCTGCACGCACGTCGTGGTCACCTTCTGGGACCGCGAGAACGACTGGGAGCGGACCACGATCAAGGTCCCTTCGCCTTGGTTCAACCCCAACACGGACCGCCGCCGCGAACTGTCCGTCACCCTCTACGCCTGTGACCGGCGCGAGGTGGCCGTGGCCCACGCCAACCTGATCCTGCGCCAGAACCACTACCTGTTGCGCACCATCTCCTTCCGCGAGGACGTCGAGGCCGTCGGTTCGCTGCCCGGCGACGTGATCTGGGTGCAGCACGACCTGCCCCAGTGGGGCTTTGGGGGCCGCGTGGCCGAGGCCTACACCAACGCCGTCGTCGTCTTCAACGACAACCTGGAGATGGACTGGAGCCGGACCTACTCGCTGCTCTTGCGCCATCAGGAGGACGACCGGCTGGAGACCGTGTCCGTGTCCTGGATCGACCCCGCGACGAGCACGATCTACATCGACGGCGAGTGGCCCACGTCCGCGCCCACGCGCTTCACCGAGTTCAGCGTGGGGCCCACGACGTCCGTGGCCAAGAAGTTCCAGATCCTGGACGTGGAGATCGACGCCTCGGACCTGACCGCCGAGTTGCGTTGCCTGGAGTACCGCGACGAGATCAACCAGGGCGCGGACGTCATCCCCGACTACGAGAACGAGTCCCTGCTCGTGGGGGTGCGCGGTCTGGCGGCCAAGGAGTTCTGGCGCACCGGCCCCGACGGCACGGGCCGCAGCGTGGTGGAGCTGTCCTGGCGCGGCGCGGCCCTGACCTGGAGCGTGTGGCGCCGTCCGTCCGGCGGCTCGTGGACCCTGCGCGGTTCCACCTTGCAGCCGCGCTTCGAGTCCGTGGACCTGAACCAGACCACGGTCTGGGAGTTTTGCGTGACCACGGGTTCGCCGCCCTCGGCCTTGGACACCGTGGTCGAAGTGCAACTGCTGGGCAAGCGTCTGCGTCCCTCGGACGTGACCGGCCTGGTGGCCTGGCAGGAAGGCGACTCGGTGGTCGCTGTCTGGGACCAGATCGAGGACTCGGACCGCGACGGCTACGAGGTCCGCATCGGCGCCGACTGGGAAAACGCCGAGCCGGAATGCGGGCGGACCCGCAAGGAGCGCTATCGCTGGTATCCGCCCAAGTCCGGGACCTTCACCGTCCTGGTCAAGGCTTGGGACACGTCGAAGATGGATTCCGTGAACGCCGCCTCGGTGACGGTCAACGTGCGCCTGTCCACGGTGCCCAACCTGGTCCACGAGGCCGAGGAGGTGGACGCGACCGCCGCGGCCGGGGCCTCGGGGGCCTTCGTCTACATGGCCACCGGGCCCGTCACCGGCGAGCCCGCCCTGTGCCGCCTGACCCGCCTGACCTTCGGCGACCTGGCTGGGCACACCTTCGGCGATTTGGCCGGGCACACCTTCGGCGACGGCTCCTCGCCCGAGCACGTGAGCGCCGTGCAGGACCTGGGCGCGGTGATGGACTTCGACCTGCGCGTGGAGTCCGAGGCCACGTCCGTGCGCTCCGGGGTCACCTTCGGCGACCTGGCCGGCAAGACCTTTCGGACCATGCGCGGCAGCACCTTCGACGTGGTGCTTTCCGACGCCCTGCGCACCCTGAGCTACCGCCTGGCCGACGGCGACCTGGTCTGGGGCGACTGGCAGCCCTACAAGGGGCCCGTGCGGCTGCGCGGCCGCGCCTACCGGCTGGCGGCGGCCTTCGCCCTGGAGGCCGCCAACACGCGCGTGGAGATCACCAGCATGCCCCATGAGGCCGACGTGCCCGAGATCACCGTGACCCTCCGCGACCAAGCCGTCCCCGTGGGCGGCAGCGAGTTTGTCCTGGCCGACATGGACCTGGCCAACCACGTGGGCTTCACCGTGGAAACCCTGGTCCAGGGCGCGTCGGCTACCCCGGTCCTGACCAAGCAGTCGGACCGGTTCAATCTGGAATTCATCGACGGCGGCACGGGCGTGGCCCGCACCGCCGACGTCACCGTGACCGCCTCGCCGGCCTAGAAGGAGGCTCGTATGGCCTGGGAAAGCATCACCACCGATACCGATCTGGGCGACGCGCCCGGCAAGATCTCCGGCAACCTGACCCTGTTGCGCAACCGGTTCCTGTCCAGCGGTTCGTGGCCCGACAACCCCGTGGCGGGGCAGTCCTGTGTGCGTTCCGATCGAGATTTTGCGGTGTACACCTACACCGACGACTCGGAACAGGGCGAGAACGGCTGGGTGGAGGACACGGCCCTGAGCGCCGTGTTCCAGGCCCTGGTCGCCGAGGTGGAGGATGCCCGTTTCGATGCGGCCAGCCTGGCCGCCTTCCTGGCCGTGGAGCACGACGCGGACGGCGGGCACAAGACAAGCATGGGCCGGGCCGACTGGATCGAGGAGACGGATACCTTGGCCAGGGTCGGGGACCAGCAGTTCAGCGTGGTCGGGGACCACACGTCCGTGGCCATCGTGGGCCGGGCCGTGGAGATCAACGACGCGGAGCATGGCCACGTGGCCGCCGCGAGCTACGAGTCGGGCACGGATCTGACCACGGTGACCGTCATGGGCTGCGCCGTGCCCGAAACCCTGAGCAAGGTCGAGTGGGGCCCGGACCCGCGCACGGACGGGGTGCACGTGGGGGAAGAGATCGAGCTGACCATCGCTTCGGGCGAGATCTCGCCGCCAGCCGGCGTCGTCTTTATCCGGGTGGACACCGAGGGCGAGGCCTCGGCCGACGACCTGGAGACCATCGATCTGACCCATGTGCCCAAGGGGTGGCCCCTGGAGCTGCGTTGCGTCAGCGCGGCCCGGCCCGTGACGCTGAAGCACGGGACGGACGACATCGGGCTTGTCGGGGAGGCCGACGTTGTCCTGGACGATCCCGCCCGCCCCGTGCGCCTGGTGCGGATCGGAAGCGCCATGGAGGAGCGCGTGCAGATGCACGGGCATGCCGTGGCCGAGGTGACGGGCCTCCAGGCCGCCCTGGACGCCAAGGCGGATGAAGCCGATCTGGGCACGGCCGCCGTGGTGGATACCGGCACCGGGGAGGGCGACGTGCCCGTGCTGGACGCGAACGGGCTGTTGCCGCAAACCATGCTGCCCGAGGTTGCCGACGCCACGGCCCGCCTGAACATCGCCCTGCTGTTGTTCAGGATGATGATCGAGCACGGTCTGAGCGTGCAAGACATGGTAGACGGCTTTGCGGACGAGTTCGAGGACGAAACCGGCATCGACGACTCGGCTAGCTCCAACTACCTCTACAATGCCGACGAACACCATTTCACGCGGTCGGTCACGCACACCCTGGAAAGCGAATACGCCCTGTCCAACCGCAACGACAATTGGGATATGTATGCCGGGAACAACGAACAGATCGGGCAAGCCCTCGACCTGTCCTCGGGCATCGACCTGTCCAAGGTCTGCGTGGCCCTCAAGCGCTACGGCTCGCCCACCGGCAACCTCTATTGCCGCATCTACGAGGCCACGGGCACGTTGGGCTCCTCTGCCGTGCCCACGGGCAATGCCTTGGCCGTGTCCGAACCGGTGGACGTGTCCACCATTTCCGATTCGGCATGGGATTGGGTGGAATTCACGTTCCCTGAACTGCCCGCCATTGCCGCCGGGGACATCTGCGTCGGCATCGACTTCCAGGATGGCGGCGACTCGTCCAATTACATCATGTTCGGCATCGACACCTCGCCCAGCCATGCAGGCAACGCTTGGCTGACCGATAGCTTTGAAACGGCCTACAACGGCCAGTCCACCAGGGACATCCCCTTCCAGATTCATTCGGGCGTCGGTGACGCCATGACCCTGATTACCGAGGCCGTCACCGCCGCGGCCCAGCCGGATGACGGCTGGGTAGTCGCCCTGGCCGAGGGCGGCGACGACCTGGCGTACTCCATGAGCCGCGACGGTGGAACCACCTGGACGGCCGCGACGCTCGAAGACCAGGGCATCAGCATTAACGGTTATGTAGTCCTTGCCGGGAGCGTGGATCTTTCCAGCCAGCCTTCGGGGACGGATATGGTGCTCAAGGCAACGACAACCGGAGACGATTACGTGCGCCTTCATGCGCATGCAGGACAATGGAGCGACTAACCATGGCCATCAAGCGAATTGGACCGGATGCGAACAAGGACGAGGCCGCCCGGATCAGGGCGATCCGGAACCGCAGGCTGGCCGAGTGTGACTGCTGTGGGCTGGCCGACGTGCGGGCCTCCATGAACGCCGAGGACGTGGCGGCCTGGGACGTCTACCGCCAAGCCCTGCGCGATCTGCCCGGACAGGCGGGCTTCCCGGACGCCGTGCAGTGGCCGGTGAAGCCGGAGTAGGGGGGCGCAAAGGCCCCGGGGCGCGGCCTGGAGTGGCTACGAGAGCTGGTTGCGGCTTGACCCCATTTCCCCGTCTGCTACGCTCTATTCCGCAGGCTCCATGCTGGCCGCCGGGTTGCGGCTTGACCCCATTTCCCCGTCTGCTACGCTGGACGACGGGGTTGGCCCGCCGCTTCGCCTGTTGCGGCTTGACCCCATTTCCCCGTCTGCTACGCTCTTTTCAGCATCGTATCCTTCGGGAAGCTCGTTGCGGCTTGACCCCATTTCCCCGTCTGCTACGCTAAAACCATATCTGTCAGATTGGTGCATAAGGTTGCGGCTTGACCCCATTTCCCCGTCTGCTACGCTCGCCGATGTAGAGTATACTCAACGGCCCTTGTTGCGGCTTGACCCCATTTCCCCGTCTGCTACGCTAGACAAGGAATGCACGGAATGCGAATTTTAGTTGCGGCTTGACCCCATTTCCCCGTCTGCTACGCTCAGAAGAACAGCCATGCGGCCTCTGTGATCGTTGCGGCTTGACCCCATTTCCCCGTCTGCTACGCTCGTTACCGTCGCCTGCGCCAACGACCCCACGTTGCGGCTTGACCCCATTTCCCCGTCTGCTACGCTGATTTCGACACGCCCGAGCTTGCCGTGGTGGTTGCGGCTTGACCCCATTTCCCCGTCTGCTACGCTGAATTCCTCGTCCAGCCGCTTACCGCCGTCGTTGCGGCTTGACCCCATTTCCCCGTCTGCTACGCTAGGGACTTTGAGGGCATCACCCTACAGCGTGTTGCGGCTTGACCCCATTTCCCCGTCTGCTACGCTCCATAGACACGATCCGCGAGGCTCCAAGCTGTTGCGGCTTGACCCCATTTCCCCGTCTGCTACGCTCGGGACACCGGAGGACGCGGAGCTTGTTGAGTTGCGGCTTGACCCCATTTCCCCGTCTGCTACGCTAAACTTTGCCGATGCTCGGTTGTCCTGTCCGTTGCGGCTTGACCCCATTTCCCCGTCTGCTACGCTACAGACGACCACGAGCGGCAGGCAGAAGCGGTTGCGGCTTGACCCCATTTCCCCGTCTGCTACGCTGCGCAGGGCGTTCATGCCCTCGCTGCCTTTGTTGCGGCTTGACCCCATTTCCCCGTCTGCTACGCTCCACCTCCAGCAAACCCCCTGAAAAATAAGCTTTTCAGGGGGTTTGGCCGTTCAAAAACGGCATCCGGCAGCTAGAACAGGGCGAGTTGTCTTGGATTTTTCCGGCGGGTTTTGGCCCTGGAACGGAACCAGAGGAATCCGTCCCAGCCTTTCCCCGCCGTCGTGGACGGCCAGGAAGCCGCGTTCCTTGCACAGGTGCCGGTTGTTACCGGCGATCTCCACCGCCTGGGGCAGCATGGCAGGGCACCTCCGGGTAGAGCACCCTGCCGATGGGGTCCACGTAGATGGGCCTCGCGCCGGCCTTCTGCAACGCGACCGGGCTGCCCTTGTAGATTTTTGGGTCGGGCTTGCGCCGGTCAACGTCCGCCTCGCGGTGTTCGGCTAGGGCGATCTGCTTTTCGGACAGCTTGACTACATAGACGATCCTTCGCTCGCCGTTTTCGTTCAACTCCAGCATGTCATTGCTGAACAGCCGGGTGATCAGCGGATAGCCCTGTTCCTCGCACCGGGTCCTGAATCCGGGCCGGTGCGCGTCCAGCCGGGACACGATGTCGCCGTCCCAGGTTCCGTCCGGACGTAGCCGGATTTCATAAAACGCATTGCTGCCGGTCTTGACCCCTTTGTATGCCAAGCGAGACTTGTCGCGGATCGGGGTCAGGGCCACCGTCTCGAGCAGCCGCACCCGGCGCATGCCCTTGCGGGCGGCGAACGCGGCCACTTGTTCTGTAAAGTCTGTATCGGCCATGCCGACGATGGAGTTTATCTCTGCCTTGGCCTCCTTTTTCTGCATGTCCTGCCATCTGTTGAAGTCCTGGATGCATTGGCCCACACTGCGGCCGGTGACCGCGCTCAACAGTTCGGCGCGCAGACGCCTGCCTTTTACTTTGAGGAGCTGGTCGGGCTTGGTCAGCTTGGAGATCGGGGCGTACTTTTGGGCGTTCCCGGGCGAGCCGTTGCCATCCAAGATGCCGAAGGGGTTTTCGTCATGCAGCTGGCCGCCGATGCCGTGGTCGGGCCGGTGTGAGACCACGACGCCCTCGGCCGCCTCCAGGACCTGGTCCCGGAATCCGGGCCAGGGCTCGGCCAAATCGGCCAGGAAGCGCTCCACCCCCTGGTCCACCTCCCGGGCGCGCAGGTCGGCCACGCGCTTGAGCAGGCCTCTGTCCGTGACCCCGATGAGCGCTGCGTCCACGGCGTGGTGGCGATGGTCGATGCGCTGCTTGCGGACGAATCCCTCCGGGGTGAGCACGAGGTGGCGGTACCGGCCGGGCTCGGGCGGAGCGCCTTGGCCGTGCGCCAGCCAGCGCGCGGCCAGCAGGGAGGTGAGCCTGCCCGGGGTGGCCCAGACCGGCGCGGACCTTCTCGGCGCGTACAGGCAGGAGAGGTATTCCCGGGCCACCCGGGAGATGTACTGGGTGTCCACGAGCTGGCGGTCCAGGAAGTCGCCCTTCTCCATGAAGCGTTCCAGGGCGTCGGGCGCGAAACGCTTGCGCTTGTTCTGCGGCATGGCGTTGGCCCGCTCCAGGATGCCTTCCCAGTCGTATCCGTCCCTGGATCGGCCAAAGGCCTCGAACGGGGTGCGGTTTTCCTTGTAGCGGTTGGCCCGGCGCAGGCTGACGGTCATGTTGGCCGGGCTGTTGTCCAGGGTGCGGGCAAAGGGCAGGATGTGCTCCACCTCCACCTCGGCCGAGAACAGGCGGCGCATGGAAATCTGCTCCCCGGTGTAGGGGCAGCGGCGGGTGGCCGGGTCCTGGGCCAGTTCCTCCCACAGCCGCATCCGCAGGAGCGCGTCGCGGGTCACCGGGACGCCCAGTTCCTTGAGCTGTTGCTCCCGGCGTTCGTTGTCCTTGCGGTTCTCTGCCTGGCGTTTTTTGATCTCGCGCCGGGCCTGGGGCCCGTTCTTGAGGTCGCGGGCCACTTCCAGCACGATCTGCGCGGGGACGCCGTGGGCCTTGACGAGTTCGTTGACCACCCGGCGTACCTGGTTCAGGGCGATGTGCACCGTGGGGTTGGTGATCCGGCCGTAGCGCTCCTCGGCCCGGTCGGCGGGATGGCCGCTGCCGAAGGTCACGTGGCGCTGGAGCACGAGGCCGTAGAAGGGCAGGCGTTCAAAGACTTCGCCGGTGTCGAACTGGGAGTGGGAGCCGTAGCCGGCCCGGACCACGGCCTCGGCATAGGGCACGACCTCGGCGGCCAGTTCGCGGGTCACGGCGTGCAGGGCCTTGCGCGACAGGCGCGAGTAGCCCGTGGGCAGGGGGGCGTCGGCCACCTTGGCGGCCCGGGCCGGGTCCAGGCCCCAATCGGCAGTGAGCAGGCCGAGCAGCTCGGACTCGTCCTCGATGTCCAGGAGCAGGTCCGCCAGGCGCTCCTGGTCCTCGGGGGAGAAGCCATGCCAACGCGGGCCGAAGCGGCCCTTGTGGCCCAGGACCTTGGCCGTGCCGTCGCCCTTGATCTTGTCACGGTTCGCGGCCTCCAGGGAGAAGGTCCAGCCCTCGGGGAGCCTGAGCTTCTTGCGCACCTGGTCAAAGGTCAGGTCCCTGCCCTTGAGCAGGTGTCCGGCCAGGGTATCGCGCTCGGCCAAGGTCAGGGGCCGCTCCTCCAGTTCCGGGGACTGGGCGCGCAGGTGGTTGAGCTCCTGGAGGATGCGGAAGCGCTGGGCCACGGGCAGGGCCGCCGGTGCTCGCTGCTCCAAGGGCTCGAAGGTGCAGCGGCCCGGGTTCACGGGCTGGAGGGGCAGCTGGAAGAAGACGATGTCCCGGATCTCCTCCCGGGCCTCGTGGGTGAGTTCGGCGTGGTGCTCGGCCTGGGCCGACCACAGGGCGTCGAACTCCTCCTCCACCAGGGACCGCTCGGGGTAGAAATCGTACCCGGCCTTGGCGCCCTTGCCCTGGAGCCTGGCGCGCACGGTGAGGCCTTTGCCGTGCCTGTGGTTCAGGAACTCGCCCAGGGTGCGGGTCCCGGAGTCGGCCATGAGACCCCGCAGTTTCTGGATGGCGGGCTTGATCTTGCCGGACTCCTCGTCCTTGTCCACCTTGCGGTTGCTGCGGAAGCCCCGGCGCTGGTTGAGATGGAACAGGGCCCGTCCCAGCTCGTGCAAGGTCAGCGGGGCGTCCAGGCCCCGGGCGCGCAGGGCATAGGGGTTCAGGGCTTCCAGGGACTTGCGCTCGGTCTCGGCCGCTGGCATGAGCCCGTGCCGGACCAGGGCGTCCATGAGCCGCCCGCGCCGACGCAGATAGCGGTCGCGCATGCGGCGCATCTGGCGCTTGAGGCGGCGGTCGGCGGCCAGGGAGGCTTGGTTCTTGGGGTTGCGGCCGTCCTGGAAGATGCGCACGCCCATGCCCAGGATGCCGCGGGGGCGATCCCGCGGGTCCAGGTCCAGCATGCACCAGCCGATGGAATTCGTGCCCAGGTCCAGGGCGAGTCTGTATGGCATGGCAACCCCCTTGTCTTGCGTGCCGTTTTGGGCTACGGTCAATGCATCCTTTGTAGCAGAAGGAGAAATGGGGTCTTCAACAAGTCGTTAACAAGTTGAAGAACACCAGCAAGGCGGACCACGGTCCGCCTTTTGCTTTCCGGTCCTTCCGCTGCCTCGTCTCCTTCGTTACCGGGCAACGGCTCACTCACGGTGCCCTTCACGCGTTTCCGTTCCAAGCGACCAGAGTCCTTCCCCGTCAGTCCCGGCCTTGTTTCCGGCTTCCCTGATCTCGTCCACGTGGGCCACGTTGGGCGGGTAGGTGGCGGGCACGGCCAGCCCGGCCCGGACGAGCTCCAGGTTGAGCATGCGGCCGTCCACCCAGACATAGGCCAGGTTGCGGCCGTAGCGGTCCACCGGCTGGACATCCATCTCAAGGACCACGTCGCGCTCCAGCACGGCGCGGGACGTGAACGCCTTGGCCTCCTTGTAGCCCGGCTCCCCTCGCTCCGGGGTGTCCATGCCGATGAGGCGCACCGTGGACCGCAGGCCTCCGACCTCTACGGCGATGGTGTCGCCGTCCACCACGTAGACGCACCTGGCCTGGATGCGCTGGCCGGCCAGGGCGGGCAGGGCGGCCAGGACCACGGCCAGCAGGGCCAGGACGCGCAATTGGGTCATGGCAATTCGCACTCCTTGAGCCGGGGCATGCCCATGGACAGGCCCGCGCCCGTGCCCTGGACCGTGACGCTCTGGCCCTTGGCCAGGGCGGCGACCTGCCCCTCGCTCTTGCCGGGGAACTCGCATCGCACCGCGCCGCCCTGGCCGGTCAGGATCAGGTAGGCCCCGCCGGCCAGGCCGCGGCCGATCTCGGCCACCATGCCGCTGACCATCACGGGCTGGTCGCGGTAGCGCTGGTCCGCGGCCACCTCGTTGCGCTGGTAGGCGTCGGCCAGGCCTCCCGGGCTGACGGCCATGACCCGGGCCGTGGTCCCGGCGTCCTTCCTGTCCGGGGCCGGGACAAGCAGGATCACGCCCCACAACACGGCCGCGCACAGGGCCAGGATGGCGATGCCTCGTTTCATGCGGGGCCTCCGTCGTCAGCTTGCTGCCCAGTCCAAAAAAGTCTTCACCGTGGTTTGGTCGGCAACGGCCGCCATGCCCGCAGCATCTAACTGGGCCTTGAACGCAGAATGGTTGCGCGGTTTCTTTCCGTCCAGACCGAGATGGTCCTCGATTGTTCCGCCCGGCCAAATCCAAATCCCGTCCGCCTTCAGGCTGTCGTGCAAGGCCTTGATGTTCTTTTCGACCATCGGGTCTTGGCACATGGCCTTGCATCCGTTTGCATTGCTGTTTTTATTCAAGCGGGCGAGGACCGCCTCGCAGGCTTGACGGTCCGGGTTGTCGGGGGAGCAAAAGCTTTCACCATTGAAAGCGGCGTCCAGGTCAACCAGAATCTTGGCCTCAATGCCCATGGCTCGAAGGATGGCCCGGGTCTTTGGTATGCTGTCCTTGCCCTCAACGATCACCAGGGCGAGGCGGTCGCCGCCCATGCCCCGGCCGTGGTGCAGTCGGTAAAGGGGAGGAAGAAGACGTTTTTCAGTCGGCCCCTCCGCGATCAGGGCACGCTCGCAGAACAGAATCTTACTGGCGTGATCCAGGGAGAAGAGAATCTCGGTCTGGGTCGGTCCATCCTTGCAGGCCTGCGCATAGTAGGCCTTCTCAAAGGACGTCCTGCACTTGGTCCCGCCGTCGTCGCCTTTGAAGACGACATGGGTGTTGGGGACGTCCTCGGCCTCCACGAACATGGGGGAGTGGGTGGAGAAAACCACTTGATAGTTCGCTTTGGACAGGCGCTTGAGGGACTCTCTGGCCTGCTCGATGGCCTGGGGGTGGAGGTAGAGCTCCGGCTCGTCCACCAGGAGCAGCGTGCATGTCGAGGAGCCGCCGCCGTCGCGGTTCCGTTCGGCAAGGCACTGCACCAGGGACATCTGCACCGAGCGGAGCGCGCCGTGCCCGAGGGAATCAATGCCGCGCCAGCCGGGAAGGGCCTGGTCCTCGACCTGGATAGTGCCGCTCTTGAACATGACCTCCAGGGATGGTGCCGGGATGTGGGTGCGCAGCTTCAGGTCGGGGAAGTAGCCCTGGAGGATGCGGGTGGCGGCCTCGTCGATGTCCGTTAACTCCTGGGGCCTGGCCGCGCCGTCTGCGGATAAGATGTCCTTGAGTTCGTCCACGGCCTTTTTGAGTTCGGTTTCCCGTGCCGCCTGCACCGCACCCTGGATGGCGCCGAGCAGCTTGCCGATGGTTGTCCCGGCTTTGAACTTTCCGGAATCCTCGACCGCGTCGACCATGGCCTCGATGTGGATAGGCTCCGGGAACAGGGCTTTCATGGCTGCGGGGATGCCAGCGGGATTTTTCCAGGAGTCGGCATCGGTGGGGTCGCTGCCTGGGGTAAGGAGGGATACCGTTATTTGACTAGCTGGGGTCGTCGTGAGCTCTTGCTTTTGGCGAATCCAAAGCGTGCCGTTGTCAACATAGTCCTCGATCTTTTTCCGATTCTTGGCTTCCAGTTTATCGAGGATGTCCTCGGTGATGCCCTCGATGCGGCCCGTGGCCACCACCGGGCTGTTCGTGTCGAAGAAGTCCTTCTCGCCGAGGCCGCTCTTGTTCAGCAGCCAAATCAGGCCACGGATGACGTTGGACTTGCCTACGTTGTTGTGCCCGACCAGGGGCGTGTAGCGCCAGAGGTCGAATTCGATGTCTTTGCAGGAGCGGAAGTTTTGGAGTCGGAGCCAGGAGATGTGGTGCATGAAGTCTCCTTGTCTGGTCGTCTGGTATAGCCTAGGCTATTCGTCAGCGTAAAAAATTTTTGTGATTCCGTTGGTTTGGATGACCGCCAGGGGGTGTCTCCCCGGGCGGAATCCCATGCCGCCACCGGGGATCACTCTGAGCCCCCGGCGGCCGTGTCCGGGGGGGTGTCGTCGGGGTCGCCGTAGGGGGCCCGTTCTTCCTGCACGGCTTCGTAGGGCATCGCGGGCTCGGCCAGGGGCGAGCCGTAGCGGGCCGGGCCGCGCACCAGGTCCACCAGGGCGCGGCGGATGGTGGGCTCGTCGGCCCCGTTGTCCTTGAGCAGCTTGACCAGCGTCTCCATGCGCTGGGCCACGGGATCGACCAGGCCTTGCCCCGGCGCGGCCTCGGCCGCTGTCGCCGCTTCCTCCAGAAACATCGGTCCCATGCCCGTCAGCAGCCAGTTGGCGTTGACCCCGAAATTCAGCACCCAGGCCCCGACCACGTCGGCCGACGGCTGGCTCGTTCCCTTGAGGTAGCCCGTGATGGTGGACGGCCTGAGCTCGCCCGCCGCCGCCAGGGCCTTTTTTTCAAGCCCCGCTGTTTCGATAAATTCGCGTAGTCGTTTCGAGAAATCGGTCATTTCGGGCCTGGCGATATAGTTTTCTTGCACTTTGGTTTCAACTTTACTTGACTTCATTTCAAGTTTTATCGTAAACGTGGCTCCGTAATCTCGAAAACTCGAAACGGAGCAAGGCCTCATGCCCAATGAAGGTTTAAAGCTAAACCTGCGTCCCCCCACCCGTCAAGACAGGCTGGCAGCGTTCTTTGCCCTCTACGGCATCGAGAGGGGCGAGGTGGCCGCGGCCTTGGGCGTCTCTCCCCAGATGCTGTCCAAGATCTGCAAGAGCGATCGCGCCCCCGCCCGCCACCTTAAGGCCATGCAGCAGATGGGCTTCCCCGCGCATCTGCTGCCCGAGCCCAATTCCGGCAACGGGCGGGCGGCGGCCTAGAAAACTTTTAAGCATGACGCCTTTCTGCCCACATGGGACCGGGCAGGCAAGGTGAACTTCAGGAGGGGACTCACCATGGCCAAGGGCTTTTTCGATGGCCTGGAACAACTGCTTGGCGGACGTTGCCTGCCGTCGTGCTGCCTGGAGGACCTGGGGCGGCTCAATTTCCAGGCCGCCCTGGAACTGGCCAAGAGTCATGCCGTCGGCGACCACGAGGACTGGGCCGACGCCCTGAACATGGACGTGTCCACGATCCACCGGGCCATGGCCGCCAACCCGTCCGACCGCCGCTACTTCGTGACCTTCTCCAAGGTGCCGTCCCTGTCCGTGGCCATGGGCACTCCCTTGCTGCTGCTGTGGGCCTTGGCCCGTTATTTCCACCTGGCCGGGGCCAGCGACCTGGACCTGCCCGAGGCCGTGAATCCGGCCCGGGCCATGCGCTACCTGGCCAACGTGATCAAGGAGGCGGGCGAAGCCGTGGATGCCGTGGCCGACGGGGCCGCGGACGGAAGTTTCGACCTGGACGAGGTGCAAAAGGCCGAGAAGGAGGTCCTTGACCTGCTCATGCCCGTCTTCGCTCTGCTGACCGGCCTGGGCGCCGTGCGCGCCCGCCTGGAAACGGAACTGCAGCGGTGAGCGGGCCCGTATGCGGAGGGGCCGGGGGACTCCACACCGTAACCCCGTCGGTCTGCGCGGATCGGCAGAGACACCTCCATGCCCCGGTCCCTCCCCATACGGATCACCTCAACCCAAGGAGGCCGCCATGGCCACGGAAGACGGCAAGGTCCTGACCAGGGTGATGTTCGGCAACTGTTTCCTGTTCATGCTCGTGAACTGCCTCAAGGGGGCCCGGCCCGTGGTCCTGCGGGCGCGGCCCGGCTCGGCCTGGCCCCTGTCCTTCGGCTGGCGCAGGCGCAACCGCACCTTCTCCTTCCGGCGCGAGGACGGGGCCGCCGGGCGGCTGCTGTTCCGCGGGCGCGTGGTGCGCGTGATGCGGGTGGCCGGATGAAGGAAGCCCCGGTGACCAAGGAGCAGCGCCACAAGGCCCAGGTGGACGCCACGCGGTTCAACCGCGTCCACCAGCCCGGCGACCCCTGCGAGGTCACCGTGAGCAGCGGCCACGTGCGCCGGACCACGTTGAAGAGCCGAGCCACGGTCTTCTCGGGCAGGGTCGCCCGCGCCTACGTGGACACCCTGCCGTATTCCCTGCCCCTGAC